GCGACGCGAACCTGAGCCGCGCGAACCTGAGCGACGCGAACCTGAGCGACGCGAACCTGAGCCGCGCGAACCTGAGCGACGCGAACCTGAGCGACGCGAACCTGAGCCGCGCGAACCTGAGCCGCGCGAACCTGAGCGACGCGAACCTGAGCCGCGCGAACCTGAGCCGCGCGAACCTGAGCCGCGCGGACCTGAGCGGCGCGAAGCTCGATAACTGCCGTTATCTTGCGTTTCAGATTCCTCAGGAAGGAGAGTTGATCGTCTACAAGAAAACGCTCATTTCGGGAGGTTACGGCATCGTCAAGCTTCGCATCCCGCCAGAGGCGAAGCGAACGGCCAGCATCGTCGGACGCAAGTGCCGCGCCGAGTTTGCCGAAGTGCTTGAAGCGCCTTCGGGCGCTCACTCCACCTATGACGGCAAGACTTCCTACATCGTCGGTGAGATCGTCCGTCCAGACAAGTATGACGACGACCCGCGCGTCGAGTGCGCCAATGGCATCAACTTTTTTCTAAGCCGCCAAGAGGCTGAAGATTGCAATTGAGCCCAAGGACCTGCCCAGCCGCGCGCTGGGCAGAGCCGAGCGCTCATGCTCGTTAACGGAGGCGGAATTGACCACCAAGAAACAGAGCTTTGAAGCGTCGGTCTGTCCAGACTTTATCTCGTCGTTGCGCCTTTTTGACGAGGTGAAGCCCGACCAAGCCGCACCAGCCGATCCGGCTGGCGACAGGATCGCAAAGCTGGCCCGCATGAGCTTTGCCGAACTGGCGGAGGAATACCGGGCAGAAATCGAGAGCGCCAAATCCGGCCAAAACGGCGGCTCTGAAATGGCAGACATGATCGACAGCATCGCAGTCGTTCGGTTCGGCATGGGATTTTATCAAGGGCTTTCCTGATGGATAAGCTGATAGCGCATGCAAAGACGACGCGCGCCCTGCTACTTGCGCTGCGAAATCAGGGCAAGACCATTGAGCAATGCGCTGATCGGCACGTCATGAACCGCAGCATCGCCACAATCAAAAGATGGTGTCGGCGCTTCGATATCGAATTCCAGGACTACAAGCCAAACAAGAAGGCCAATAAAAATGCCAAACACTAATCAGATTGCGGAGGTAATCTCCAACGCCATTGAATTGGCTGAGCGCTCTGAACTTTTTGCGCTCATCGTCGGGCTTGCGGTTATCGCCGCCATCATCATCAGTCTTTCTGTTTGAGGGGGGGGGGGGGATATGACCAAACCTGACTGGGCGGCTATGAATTCGGCGCAGAAGCGCGAGGCCCTTTACGCCATCGTTTCTGTGCACCCGGAACTCAGCGCGAGCGAGCTTGCGATGCATTTCCTCAACTGCTCACGCAACGCCATCATCGGCGCTGCTCACCGCAGCAATGGAAAGATTAGCCTCGCCAAACCCAAGGCCGCTATTCGCGCGAAGGCGATACTTGAAAAGGCGTCCGCAGCCCGCAAACTGAAGAGCGAGCGCAACAGGGTGCCGAGGAGTAAGCTGGCCACCAGAGCAGCGCTCGCCCAGGCTACGGCGTCTCCCCACCCAAGCGACGGCACCGCGCCACCCGATACCGCGATCATCCTACCGGCCGCGCCGGACGTATCGCACGCGCTTGCGTTCATCGAGGCCAGCGACAGTGTTTGCCGCTGGCCTCTTTGGGGCAGGTTCTCAGGGGCCGAGGTGTCGCGGATTTGCGGGGACCATACAGAAGACGGGTCTCCGTACTGCGCATTCCACCGCCACAGGTCAACATTCCGCAAGCCAGCCGAGGCCGCAGCATGACCAGCTTCGCATCAGTGGCCATCTTCATCCGCGACGGTCGGCTGACGTTCAAGCCGCCGCGCAAAGAGCCGCATTCCAACATCACCCAGGCCCGCAAAAGTGCGGCTCGCTACTGGAACGGGAATATTGCCGCGCCAGATCGCCTGCATAAAATCGTGCTGGTACAAGCAACGACAATGGCGGCAGTCATTTCGGAGCGCGCAACGAATAACGGTCGTGACCGCCCATGGGTCATGACCACCAAACAGGTGGCCGAAGCGTTCGATGAGCCACATCTTGCCGCCTGCCTTCACGAGCTTGGCGTTCAGCAGGACTCTGCGCCACCGCCCATGCCAGACGTGCTTGAGATCAACGGCGTGATCTACCGCCGCGAAATCTGAGTGCCACAAACCGTCGCACAAATATAGGTTCAATACAAAAACCCCAAGAGCCTCAACATCCTTGGGGTTTTGTCCGTCCAGTCCATCATGGGCGCAATGCAAAATTTCCACGGCGAATAAGCAACAGTTTGCATTGAACTATTTCTGAAATTCTGTTGAGCACAATGACAGAAAAACATCACCTGTTGTCAACTCCACAACACTCTTGACTTTGCTTCCGGCCTCAGTACCACAAAGTGGCACCGTTTCAACTTTTGTGGCACCGAGGAGATATATGGGAAGCATTGACGCGCGACCTCGTAAGAATGGCGATCTCGCCTATCTAGCACGGGTGACGATCAAGCAGGGAGGCAAGATCGTCCATCGTGAAGGCAGGACGTTCGAGCTACGGCGTGAGGCTGTCGCGTGGATCAAGCGCCGAGAAACGGAACTGGCCGTGCCCGGCGCGCTTGAACGCGAAGAAAGTGCACCCACGCTCGCCCAGGCCATTGACCGGTACATCGCCGAGAGCCGCAAGGCCATCGGCAAGACCAAGGCTCAAGTGCTTTCCAGCATCAAGGCTCATGCCATTGCCGACAAAGCTTGCGGCAAGATCGGATCAGCAGACCTCATAGCGTTCGCGGCCGAGCTATCTAAGGGTCGCCAGCCGTCAACTGTCGCCAACTACATGTCGCACCTGTCGGCCGTGTTTGCTGTGGCACGGCCGGCATGGGGATATGCACTCGATCATCGGGCGGTCAAGGAGGCGCTTGCAGTCACGCGCCGGCTGGGAACCACAGGCAAAAGCCGCGAGCGAAACCGTCGTACGACGCTTGATGAGCTAGACCTGCTGATGACGCACTTCGATGGAGTCAGCAAGCGCCGCCCGTCGTCGCTGCCCATGTGCAAGATCATCCTGTTTGCGATCTTCTCGACGCGCCGGCAGGAGGAGATAACCCGGATCGCATGGAGCAATCTAGACAAGGGTCGCGTGCTAGTCCCGGACATGAAACACCCAGGTCAGAAAATCGGCAACGATACGTGGTGCGATCTTGTGCCTGAGGCCATGGCGATCATCGAGACAATGCCGAAAACTGCCGTCGAGATTTTCCCCTACTCCACCGACGCGATCAGCGCGGCATTCACGCGGGCATGCGCATTCTTGGGAATCGAGGACTTGCACTTTCACGATCTACGCCATGAGGGCGTAAGCCGCCTGTTCGAAATGGGATGGGGCATCCCTCATGTCGCCGCCGTCTCAGGACATCGCTCGTGGCAGAGCTTGAGGCGGTACACCCACCTGAGACAAAGCGGCGACAAGTTCGAAAATTGGCCGTGGCTGGCGACCGTCAGCCTACCGAGTTCGCAGCCCGCAGATACGCCGCCGCGCGTTCGCGATTCCGCATCGACTGCACGACCAGCGCCGCAACAATCACGACAACCGCCAGCGTCACGCCCCCGACGATCCACAAGTTGAGGTCTGGCGTCGTCGCAACAACGCTCCCGCCACCCAATCCGCCGCCAGCAGTCACCCCTCCAGCCGCCTTCCCTTGCGCTCTGGCCCTGCCGGTGGCTGCGTCAGCCTCATTGTCAAGCTGGGCCTGCTGCTGCGCAGGAGACATAGCGGAGCCGAACTTGAGCCACATAGCCACGGACTTGGCTTCAACGTCAGCAACGCGCGCTGACCAACCGCGTTTAAACGTCTGCCAAATCTTGAGCGACTGCATGAAGCCGAGCCTAGCCGCGCAGAGCGCTTGGATCGCCGCCTTGACATCGACCTTGGCCGCCGCAGCAAGCGTGGCAGGGCCGATGACGCCATCGGCATTCACTCCGACAGCCGCCTGCAACCACTTTGCGCCGCGTCGAATTCCGGAGTTGACGCCAGCGTCAAACGTCGCGCAATCGAGCCCGAACGGCAGGCCCTCAGCGTTGAGCGGTGACCAGTAGCGTTTTGCATAGATCGCCTTTGCCTCACTCAGCGTCAGCGCCTTGACCTCAGCCTTGCTCACGGCATATCCGCGCTCATCGCTCAGCACGCCGATGGTGATACCCATATTCGTTGCGCCACCAGGATCGGCCGGGTGGTCGGAATATCCGCCCTCATGAGGGAGCGTCACGTCGAGACAGTTCGAAAGATTTCCTTTGGCCATGATAGGTCCCCGTTACAACGCGGCAACCATCACCTGCCAATAGTTGCTGTTGCGAACAACACGCCACACGGTTCGGGGGCTCCTTGCCAGATCGTATTCGGTAGATTGGTCAAAAAAGGTTCTGATCGCCCGCGAAGAACGGCACTGAGGCCCCGCACCGTAAGGCTCATTCTCCTCAGTGTAATCAGAGCAATCCGAAAGGAATGGAGGCCCGCGCTGGAATGAGCCAGTTGCGGGCCTCGCCTATTACCAATCCTCAATTTTCTCAGGAGCGGAGAACTTAGGATTGCGGAAAATGACGCGATCCTCGCTCCCGCTGCGATCTCGCGCCTGCTCCCATCCGAGCTTTTTCATAATCCGACCGACGCGCGCAGCGTGCCGCCAGTCGGCGTCCTTGTTCGGGATGCCCAATGACTTGAAAATATCGACTTGGGAAATGGAGCGCTGCCCAGACAGCATCGGCACGATCACGTCAACCCACACGTCAACGTCAGTCCGTTTCTCCTGCTCCGCCTCAGCGAATGACGTCTGCTGCGCATCCATCCACCATGTGCGGCCCGCATTGAACATGACGATGGCCTCAGCCCATAGCTGGTCTCGATCTCGCGCTATGGCGTCAATGTCAATCCGGCCAACAGTGAGCGGCCAGAACCGCCGCGCTCCCGTAGGATCACGTAGATAGGAATTCCCTTCCGGGTTGATTGTTCCGTTGAGAATCACACGGCGCGGGGCCTCGATCACCGACCGCCCATATGGCGGGCGAAATCGGTCAGTCTGTCTGCTCAGGAACTTCTTGACCGCATTCGTCTCAGCCGCAGAGAATCGGTGCATTTCTGCAACCTCAAGCCCCCACACTCCCTGCATTTCCATCATGGCGTCTTTGCTGCCAATGTCCGACAGTTCATCGGCAAAAAACTCGTCGCCATACAGCACCCGCAGCGCCGTAGATTTCCGAGCGCCCTGAGGTCCCTCCAAGATCGGCATGGTATCGACCTTGCAGCCAGGTTTGAGCCCGCGCGCCACGCTCGACACCAGCCACTTCTCGCTCACTATTGGGCCGTAGTCGTCGCCAGCGCAGCCGAGATAATCTGCCGCAAATCGTCCAACGCGCGGCTTGCCGTCCCATTCCAACCCTGAGAGATATTCGGTCAGTCGGTCAAAACTGGCATGCTCAGCGACGGTCTGAATCACGGCGGCAATGTTCGACGCCTTGGGCGTCATGTACCTCGCCTCAAGCCACATGACGGCTTCGCTGTAATCTCGGTCCTGAAGGACGCGCGGTGTCCACGACGTGGACTTGCTCTCCCATGGCGGGCGCTTCATGACCATGACGCGGAGCTTGAAAGCATCGAACGCAAACACCCCGGCCGTATCTGGGTGATTCTCAAGGAACAGCGCCCAATTCTTCGTCACGCCAGGCTTGAGCTTACCCTCTTCGTTTGTGACGAGGTTGAGCATCCAGCCATCATCGGCCTTGACCGTCTTGCGTGTCGCAAGCTGGGTAACTGTCGCCTCTTGCGGCTTCTCCTGCTGCGTAGTGCGCGCTTCTGGCACAGAGCCACCGCCAGAGGCTTTGCCGGGCACGGAAGTCACGGATGGCCCAGCAGGAGCAACCGGCCGCTCTTGGTGCCTTTCCGGCGATTTGTCGGGGGGTGTCGGCGACCACGGCTTGACCATGGCGCGCATGAACTCGTCTAGCTCAACTTTCCCCCAGCCATCATCTACTGCGTCGGCCGCGTCCCAGGAATCGGGCAGCGGCTTTCCAGCCTTCCAATCGGAAAAGGAATACGGCGTTCTCACCTCATCGCCCCTGCGACATCGAGCACGCGCGCCGTGGCATCGAGCCCGCCAACAATCCCTGCAATCTCGCTGGCCGTGGCGAGGCCGGGCTTGTCAGCATCAGGCCAGATCACCACGTTGCGCCCGCGCAGCGGCGACCAGTCAGTGTGCTTAACGCCCTGCGTCCCACCGGCCCAGGACACAACGACTCGGCCGGTAGCGGCGCGCAGCTTGTCGCGGCACTTCTCCCCCTCGACCACGATGACCTGTCGCGCATCTCCGAGATCGGCAAGCCCGTACAGCGGGCGCGGTTTTGGAAAGGGGAAGCGTGACCAGCACTCGTCTCCGCTAGGCAGACGAACGCGCATCACCATGGGCGTCTCTTTCCCACCATCGCCCAGATCATGACGCAGCACATATCCGAACAGAGAGCCATCGCGGAAACGATATGGGTGAATCAGCGACGGGATAAACGAACCCCATTCGCGATCAGTGCCAGCGCGTTTGGGGTTGTAGAGCTTCACGCGACCAGGCGCGATCTCGGCATTAGGAGTGACCAGATCTATTCCAGCGTATGGGTCGCGCGCCTCTACCGTGCGCGGCGAAATTGGCTTCCCAGCGGCGCGCTTCCCGCCGAGTATTTCGATAGCCTCAGGGAGCTTCTTCCCTTCAATGGCCATCACAAAATCGAGCACATCTCCTTTAGCCCCGCACCCGAAACAGTGCATGCGCTCGATGTGATCCTTGCCCGTGAAGATCGTAAACGATGGAGTATCTTCGCCGTGGAACGGACAGCATGCGACAAACTCCTCTCCATCACGCTCAAGCTTCACTCCATATCGAGCAGCAGTCTCATATAACGACACTTCTGCCCTGATCCGCTCGACATCCGAAGCCATTTCCAGCTTGTTCCCCCATGAGGCTGTTGTGATAAACGCAACACAATGGGCACATCAAGCCCATTTGTTTGCTTTACAAGCCCGCATCGAAACGCGAGCCTGAGGTTCTCAGCGCGAGAAACACAACTCCTAGTTGTTCGCGCTCGGGCGGATCGACAATATCTTGGTCAAGTCCTCGTCATTGCGTGCCACGCCAGCGCGTCCACCAGCCGCAAGGACAGCGGCAATGAAGTCCTTCTGCTCAGTCGACAAACGATCAGTTCCGGCTTTCACTTCAGCCGCCGTGTAAACAGCGACTGTCTGCCCAACGAGATCGGCTGTGATCGTCAGGGGCGACCAACCGCCGAGGTCTGACATGCCGACAATGCCGGCGTGAAACGGTCGCGGGTTCTTGATGGTGCGATAGCTATTTCCGCCATCGCGCCACTCGCGCACCGTCTCGCCAATCCAGGCCATGCCCGTGTTCTGACGGAACAATCGAGAGCCCAATTTAGATGCGAGCTTGAGAAAGCGCCGGCCAAGATCACCGCCGTTCAAAGTCACCATTTTTTCCCGCCCGCCGCGCGGCGAGCCTCGTCCTGATGGTCGGCGCGCACGGCATTGAACGCGAGTTTTTCCTCGTAAGCCCCGAGAAGGTCGTAACCAAAGACCTCGCAATAAAGGCAAACAGCGGCAATAACTTCGCACAAAGCGAGCCCAACGCGCCATGGAGGCGAAAGGCGCTCACGTTCATAGACGTTGCCGATCAGATTGACGATCTTCATCAGAATTTCACCACGGTTCATGTCGACCGATATAGCGATCGGACACGAGGCGCTCGTGAGTTCGTAACCGTAGCCAGCAGCGTAATCGAGCGCACGAATGAACACGTCTGCCATTTCCACCTCAGCCATGAGGCGGTGTGGCAGCTTGTCATCCATGAGGCCCTTGCGCTCGCCCTCCATGCATTCGGCGACCTCGCTCACCATAAGCATGAGCATTTCGCCGCGATTGCGCACAAGCGGCTTTCCAGTTTCAAGATCGCGCCACCATTTGGCATTGGCTACGTGGACGCGCGCGGCCATCGCGTTGAGATCGATCTGCATCATGAACCTCAGAACGGGATATCGTCGTCAAGCGGAAGCACGGGGGTGTCTTTCCCCTGCCGAGCAGCACCAGGCCGCGCCGATCCGCCGCTGTTTCCGGGCCGGGATGAATTGTCATTCGGATCACGGTTGCTGCTATTTCCGCCAGTCGAGAGCATGGTCAGCGTGCCGTTGAATCCGGTCAGCACAACCTCGGTCGAATAACGGTCCTTGCCCTCCTGATCCTGCCACTTGCGCGTTTGCAGTTCCCCCTCGATGTAAATCTTATCGCCTTTCCCGAGGTACTTTTCAGCAACGCCGACAAGCCCCTCATTCCAGATGACGACGCGGTGCCATTCGGTGCGCTCCTTCTTCTCACCCGTTGCCTTGTCCTTCCAGCTTTCGGACGTGGCAAGACTGAGGCTGCAAACCTTGTTGCCGTTACTGAGGCCGCGCACCTCAGGATCGGCCCCAAGGTTGCCGATCAGCATCACTTTATTGAGAGACCCAGCCATCACACGTCATCCTTGTTGATGGTGGCAATGGCCTGGTCATAGGCCCGCTGCACGAATTCCGCCACTACGCCGGTGAAAAGTGGGCGCTCAACTGTATTCACGTTCATTTATTTCACTCCCAGAACCAGCCGGTACCCCCGGCGATAGCCACAGTTCTCGACACCGATACCGCTGCCGTATAGTTTTTCGCGCAATCTGCAAAGCCGAACCTTGAAAGCGCGATACATTTCAACCGGAGACGGCCCGCCATTCGGATCGTCTGCGTAGATCGCATCGAAAATTCTATCTGTCTGCACGGGGTGCCCGCGCCCCCTCCACACCGCCCAGAGAATGCGGCGCTCGGTTGGCGACAGCCGATAGGTATCCGCGACGATTTCAAACGTCGGAACTGCCACAGGTTGCGCGCAGCACGGACACGAAATCGGAGCAATCTGCGCAGCGAGCCCTGAGTTTTTGTTCATCGTCCGTCCCCATATCTTTCAGAAGATTTTGCCTGCCTCGCCGTCCAGATATGGCCGGCCCACTTCTCGGGAGATTTGTACCCACGCGCCGTCGCCAGTTTCACGAGATCATCGAGCGACTTTGCCAAGCTCTGCTCGCGCTTCTTCTCACGGCGCAGCGCCTCGATATCGATTTCCTCAAGCTCCCCGTCAACTTCATCGACCTGTCGCCCGCCAGTAGCTTCACGCTCCCTCTTGGGGTAAACCCATCCGCAGTCAGGGCACTTCGGTGCAGGATCGTGCGAGCACATGCATTTTGGACAACGCATGACCAGCTCTTGCTGGTCCTTCTTCTTGCGCCCAGCCAGTGACCATTCATGATCTTCATCCGGCAACCCGAGACGGCCAAAGCCGCCAACAAGATCAAGCAGGATCGCGGAATCTGGCTTCTTGCGCAGCCCGCGCCCGTTCTTTTGCAGGTGCCGCGCCAGCGATTGAGTCGGTGAATAGTCAAGAACGGCTTCAATCGTCACGTCACGGTCAACCTGCGCAGCGAGATCGAACCCCTCGCAGAACAGTTGGCAATTAACGATCAGATCAAGACGCCGATCTGCAAAATCTACGAATGCAGCGCGACGATCAGCCGGATCGGTGTTCGCGTCCAGGGCAACGGCCGAAATTCCACGCTCGCGAAATTCATATGCCAGTTGCTCTGCCCTCAGGACGGATGGGGCGAACGCAATCGTGCGCTTTCCTGCTGCATACTTGCGCCAGTGATTGACGGCCCCAGCGAGAACGGCCTTGCCCGACATCAGGTCATCAATTTCGCTGGCGACATAATCTCCGCTGCGAACATGCACACCTGACAGATCGATACCGGCAGGAGAGAACGCCCGGTATTTTGAAAGGTGGCCGTTGTCAATCAGCCACTTGACCGATGGGCCCAGCACCATTTCATCCCACACGTCGCCCAAAGGCTTTCCATCCAGGCGCTCCGGCGACCCGGTGTAGCCGATCAGCTTCGCGCCAGCCCCTTTGTAGTGCAGAGCGACCGCAGCCCATCCAGCAGCAGCGCTTAAGTGCGCCTCATCGACCATGACATAGTGCGCTGGCACCTTGCCAAGGCGATTCTTGAGTGTGGCAATCGAGGCAATGAAAACGCGGTGGTGAGGATTGAAGTGATAGCCGGCCGCAATATACGAAAACGGCAGGCCAACGCGCTCAAACGTCTTGGCGGTCTGGGTTATCAGATCGACACGATGCACACAGAAAATCACCGTCTTCCCGGCCTTGAAGATCAGTTCAATCAGCTTGGCCGCAAGCACAGTCTTGCCAAACCCGGTAGGAGCGAACGCCAGCACAGACGCTGAGTTGCGCAGGGCAATGCGAAGCTTCGCGCGCACGTCTTCTTGATCCGGCCGCAGGACGATAGCGTTCATCTGCCCGTCACCAAGGATTTGATTCCATCCTCGAACGGGGCCATCTTCCGCAAACGCAGCGCCGTCCCTGCCAGATCGGCAAGCTGCGCATGGTCAAGTCGCGTCACGACGAGATCGGCAATCTTGTCGTCGCTCATCACGCATCGTTCTAGAAGATGCTCGATTGCTTCCGCCTGTTGATCGAACGTCATGCGCGGTCGATCCTGCGCGCCGAACAGGCTGGACAGTTCGCGGCAACGCGCCATCGCATCGTTTCTGACGACCTGCTCGATCTCATTTTCTAGGTTGCTCACAGTCAAACCCCAGGAATGAGATCAACTGGATCGAGTGTGACGCCGCACTTTTTCGCCGCCTGCAAAATGCGCCTCTGATCCCTGCCGCTGATAACGCCGTCGTTGTCAGCCAGTGCACGGCTGATCTTCGAGCGGTCGCACCCAAGAATGGAGGCAAACTCGGATTGGTTTCGAGCATTGAATTTCGCGTAAACGCGCTGCCAAGGCGTCTGCTTGTCCTGCAATTTCCGTTACCCGAAATTGATCGATGTGATTTGCGCAACATTATGTTGCGGTTCCTGCACCGTCAAGAGCCGACACACAGATAAGCCCGCCTACCTGATGCGACTAACTGCGTGTTCTTCCCAGCAAGTGTTCCGTAGTAACAGTGCTTGTACGTACTAAAACTGGGCAGCAACTGACAGAATGTTGTAAATACTGCAACAAGCGAACCCCTACGCCAAAAGCAGAGAGAGGCTTTATGCGCAGTACAACAATCGACAAAGATTGGTTTTTGGGGAAGATAAGTGAAAATAATAAATATCTTCGCGGGCTCGCCCGCCACCTCGATATTGATGCATCATCCGCCAGCCGAATGTTCGACGGGAAGCGGAAGATGAAGATGGAAGAAGCAAATGCAATCGCCCGCTTTCTTAACGTATCTGTTCAGGAGGTGCTTGCTCATATTGGCGTGTCTATCGACGTAGAGAAAGAACCAACAAACATATTACTGGCGTCTCACGTATCAGAAACCGGCGAACTGTCGGTGATGAAAGAGCCTCGTCCGTTGCCGCCACAGGTGGTGGAGCGCGTGTCGCAGGCGATCCGGTCGAAAAACGTTCGGGTCCTTGCCGCCCAGATCAGAGCCGCTAAAGGCGCGCTCCGCATATGGGATGACGCGGTTCTTATCTTCCACCACACCGACATCGTTGACCCTGCTGCCATAGGATCGCTTTCAGTTGTTCGCGTGCGAGAGGGCGGCCTGTTTTTGTGTCATCTGGAGAGAGCGCGCAAGACCGGGGAAGCAACATTGCGCCTACCAGAAGGCGGGCTCAGGGATGTTGTGCTCGTTACCGCAACGCCAGTCATTGCCGTCATCCCATAAAAAAAACGGCCCGCCAGACAAGCGGGCCGTTCTGGCATTGATCGGCGTCGATCTTAGCCGTAGGAGCCGATAACGCCGTCGCTCAGATAGCCGTCGCCGTCGAAAAGATCGTGCAGCTTGCCACACTCGCGAAAGGACATGAAGGGCGAGCGGTTGGGGTCGGCGGCGATCTGGGCGGAGGCGTGGGCGACGGCATCGCAGGAGACGGACTCGCTGGCATCGAGCGGCGAGTACTCGTAGGACAGCAGATCATCGATCCAGCCAGGGGCATTCAGATTCGAAATTGCCGAGGAGATATAGGCCTAGGCGGACAGGAAGAACGAGGAGATGGCGTAGAGGATACGAAAGTGCGGTTCGCTTGCCATAGAGGTAGCCTTTCTTTTGGGTTGCGGAATGTCGCCGATGCGACTTTGCGTTGCCATAAATGCATCAATTTTCCCGGCCGTCAAGACACCTGAAATTCTGAAATTCAGTGTTGACAAAAACACATCATGTGCATCATGTTGCGCCAATCGCATCGCGCGATAGCAACAGGAGACGACATGAAGCCCGGTATTTATTCCAACAAGACGCTGAGCAACGAGCAATACCACAGCGGGCCCGGCATTTCGAAGTCTGGGCTGTGGACGCTCGACACCAAGTCGCCGGCCCACCTCAAGTTCGGGGTGCGCAAGGAAAGCGCGGCGTTTGATTTCGGAGAGGCTTGCCACATGGCAATTCTCGAGCCCAACCTGTTCGAGGCGCTGGTTACTCGCGGCCCCGAGGATCGGCGCGGCAACAAGTGGAAAGATATGGTCGAGGCGTGCGCGCTCGATGGCAAGCTGCTGCTCACTGCCGGCGACTATGACGGCGTTCTTGCGATTCGCGATGCTGTTCATGCTGACCAGTGGATCAACTCGATCCTCACGACCGGCGTCCGTGAAGTCGAGCATTCCGGTTACTGGATCGATCCCGAGACTGGTGTTCTCTGTCGCTGCCGCCCTGACCTTTACCGGGCCGACCTTGGCATCATCATCGACGTGAAGTCGACGCAGAGCGCCCACCCCGACAAGTTTGCGCGCAGCGTCATCAACTACGGCTACCATGCGCAGGAGGCGTTCTATTCGGACGGATATCGCGCGCTTGGCCGCGACGTTCAGGGTTTCGTGTTCCTCGCTTGGGAAAAGGAGGAGCCCTACGCCTATGCGGTCTATGAGCTTCCCCCCTCAATCGTGGAAGAAGGCCGCGTGCAGATGCGCAGGGCTCTCAACACCTACGCCGACTGTCTCGCTTCCGATCACTGGCCGGCCTATGGCGACGGCGTGCGCGAACTTCCGATCAGCCGCTGGGCATACCGCCTCACGGAAGCCCCGGCCGCCGACGAGATCGCCAATGCCTAAGAACCGGATCATTGTTCGCGTCGATGGCGAAGATGCCGCTGGTAAAACGGCTATCCTCGAAGCCGTGATTGGCAAGGCATTCAAGGATTTCGACATGTCCGTGAGCTATCACAACGAAGGGGCGCACGAGATCGCCGTTGAATACGACGACGACGATATTGCGTTCATCGAACAATTCCATGTTCGGTCTCGCTGAACGCACCCGGAAATTCTGGTGCGCGGCATTTTTCATCCGCCGCGCGCCGGATCGAGATCACGGCGTCGCTGCCAAGGTTCTCGCACAAGTCGCCCGTTCAACCACCGGCAGGGTTCACGCCCGAGCCGCACACCTCCTGAAAGAGATCAATGGCACAAGCTCAGACAAAGGACCTCACTGCGCAGGCTAGCGCGCAACTGGTAACGCTCCGCGATCACGTCGCCAGGATGCAGCCAGAGTTTGCGAAGGCTCTCCCCGGCCACATCACGCCAGAGCGATTCGTTCGCACGGCGCAGACCGCGATTGCGCTCACCCGCAATATTGACAAGGTGCGGAGCCCGCAATCGCTGCTTGCCGCCTGCACCAAGGCGGCGGCCGATGGCCTGATCCTCGACGGTCGAGAGGCCGCGCTTGTCGTGGATTACAATGGCGATGTGCAGTATCGCCCAATGATGCGCGGGTTGCTCAAACTCGCCCACCAGAGCGGGGCCATCAAGAGTCTCGTGGTCGAGACGGTGCGCGATGCTGATGTGTTTGTGTACTCGCCGACCAAGGGCGACGAGCCGATCCATCACGAGATCGACCTCAAGTCGGCGCGTGGAGAGGTGTATGCGGTCTATGCGCTCGCCGAACTGATGACTGGCGGTTTGGTATTCGAGGTGATGACTACCGAGGACGTGAACCGCATTCGCGACCGCTCCGACGCATACCGCGCCTTCAAGGCAGGAAAGATCAAGAGCACTCCGTGGTCAACTGACTGGTCGGAAATGGCGCGCAAGACTGTGTTTCGCCGGCTCAGCAAGTATCTGCCGAGCAGCACTGAGCAGGACCGATTGCAGCAGGCGGCCGAGCGGATCGATGAAGATTACGCGCTCGACAACGACCAGGCCGACACTCCGGCCGCGCCGCCAGCCACGACCAAGAAGCGAGGTGCAGCGGCAGCAGCGCTCAAGGACGTGACGCCCAAGCAGCAGCCGCATCAGGAGCAACAGGCCGACGAGCATGACCCTGACACAGGCGAGGTCATCGAGCATGGCGAGGTCGTGGGGCCGAATGAGGGGTACGAGGCGATGATGCACGACGAACATCAGCCCGGCGACGATATCTAGGGGGGGGGTCATGACGCTTGTCCCGTCCATAGCCCGGATCGAAATCCGCATGTCTGACAAGGCCGGGCTCAAGAACACAGCAAGCCGCCTTGCGCGTCTTGCTGAACAGATATCCAACATCGCGACCAGCGGGCATGACGACGCGACCGCCAATCTCCTCGCATACGAGTGGATCAAGACTGTCTCGCAAGACCTCAGAAAGGGGAAATGAATTGCAGATCGAAGCTGGCAAGTTCTACAGGACGGCTATGGGGGGAAGGCTGGGCCCAGCAGAGCCATGGCACCACACCCCGCTTTCTAACGCGTTTTACACGCGGTGCGTATGGAAGCTGGGGGAATTGCTGTACCAAGGCGACGGCACGTTCAACAACGGAGAGTCCCAGGGACTCAACCTTGTTGCCGAGTGGGTCGACAATCCGAACACCGACCGCGAGCAGGTCTCCCGCCTTGGGGCGTCCGACATCGAGGACCATGAGCCTGCGGCACAAGAACCGGCCATCGTCACCAGCGAGCCCGCCTATGCCAGGCTTGCCACCATCTTGCAGGCAGCGATCAATCAGGCCCAGGACGGCAAGGGCGCTGTGAGGCATACAGACGATGTGACGCCGTTCCTGCAACAGCCGATCATGAACATCGCCCGCATGCTCGGCGGCGATACGGGCGGGCACGCCTACCAGATCATCAAGAAGACCCAAGAAGCTCATCGCATGGTGAGGCGCGAGAATTATCACGGGGCCGTCTCCGACCTTCTCGGTGCCATCAACTACGCCGCCGCAATGATCCTTCTCATTACTGAGATCGATGAATCCGGCTCTACCGAATTCGCCATATTTGGCGAATAAACCTGCCATCACGAAAGGACATTTCATGGCAAACGAAATCCACCCAGCGCCGATTGAGTTTTCGATCGAGGAGATTCAGCAGGATCACATCCTGCGCTACTTCCACTACGCCCACCTTCCTGACGCGCTGCAACAGCGCAGCGCTCCATTCTGCCAGCTTGCCCGGCAGATCATCGACACCACCCCGCGCAACCCGGAGCGCACTGTTGCTCTGCGAAAGCTGCTTGAGGCGAAGGACGCTGCTGTCCGCGCCAACGTTTCCTGACAACCACGAACGGAGAATTCCAAATGGCAAACCAGTCTGGCGTTGCAATCTACATCAAGGCGTTCCTGCCCACGGGCAAGACCGTTGACGAGCAGTTCGAGGCCCTGAGCCTCATCAGTGACGCGAAGACCAGCGGCAAGTTCGACGCCGTTCTGTCCAAGGCCACCGACATCGAGGTCAAGGACGAATTGGCGAGCGGACAGGGCTTCCCCAAGGGCAAGAAGGCGGCGTAATACCTGTTGCGTTTATCGCACCGCTATGCAACACCTGTGGCCAGCCGATTAAACGCGGCTGGCCACAAACGTTTCAGGAGCCATACCTTGCCTTCCACCACTCACCATTGCCTAGAATGTGGGAACGCCCTCAGCGGAGCGCTCAACGCAAAGGGCGCGAAGTTCTGTTCTACAGAGCATCGCCTGACATTCAACAACCGCCGCATGCGGCGCGGCGCTGAAATGTACGATCTGTTTCGCGCGATCCGCCGCGAGCGCGAAGAAGCGAAGCGCTTGGGGCTGTGGGCCGAAATGTGCAGGCTTGAGCGGCGCTGGCAGGAGGAGGACCAAGAGGAACGCCCCGGCCGCCGCAGCTACATGCGGCCTACCGAGGCGTTGCAGAGGCTTTGCGATGACGGCCGGCTGATGCGCGGAAAGGTGGTAGCCACCAACTCAGCCGGCGTGCGCAGACGCGCCTAGCGCTTCAGGCGCTTGGTTACAAGCGCTCCCGCGTCAGCAATGACAATGGCCGGGATCAGGATTTTCGCCATGTCCATGATCTCGGCCGGAACGGCGACCACGACAAGGCGCAACCCGAACCACGGGTTGACGATCTGAATAACGAAAATGGCGAGCCACCACAGACCGAACGGAACGACGATCAGCCAACGGCCGACGCTGGTTGCAGACCAGCGATCCGACGATTGAGCGATGGCAATGTCGCGCGCAGCCTCAATCCGCCTGATCGTCTGCTCGGCTTCATTCGCCTGCTCGCTCGTCTCCGCCGCGACCCTGGCCTTGTAGGCCTCAAGCAGCGGGCCGGTGAATTTCTCCACCAACCCGCCAGTGAGCAGGGACGCGAGCCAGTTCATTTGGCCCACCCGAAACGGCGAGCGAGCGCATACGCCCCCTCGACCGCAAAGGCGATTCCGCCGCCGATCAGCGCGACAACCTCAGGATCGCTTGCCAGGATATCGGCGATGTCTTTGGGGATGATGTTCTTGAAGACGAGATAGCCGGCGACGTAGCGCAGACCAATGCGGATATAGGGAGCAGTATTGCCGAGCATTGCAGACCTCCATGACGAGGCCTGTTCAATACGCCGGCAACGGTTGCCGGCTAAAACCCTGCTGCTTTGGCGGCAATGGAAAACCCGCCGTCCATTCCAAATTTGACGATGGCACCAATGACAATAGCGCCGATGATCCACAGGCCGCGACTCACGTTCGCATTCAGCTTGTCTACGCCGGCCGCAACGCGGTCGATGCTTTCAGCCAGATGGGGAATCGTCGTTTCGAGGCGCGTAACGCGAGTGCTCAAATCGCTGATCCTTCCATGCAGCTTCTCGATCTCGCCGCGCGTCTCATGATCCATTGGCTCGCCCCCATGAGTACGGTTCCTCACCTATAGGATCAGGATGGTTGCTGCATTCAAACGCCAGCGTAGATGAACAGGTTCGCGCTCAAGTAGGGCGGCATGTTGTTGTGCGCAGCGCCGCCGCCAGTGTTCTCGATGAGAGGAACGCTGTTATTTGTGTCGATATAGGCTAGGTTCAGAGAAGCATTGGTATTGCCCATGACGGACCTGGACGTTCCGTCACCCAAGCCAGTAGCAACTGTGCCGATCTCGGCGAACAACGCGGCATAGGTCGTGTCGCCGACCTCATAGGACCCATAGCGAGCATCGATTTTCGTCAATCATCAGGCACCACACATATCTATCGCGCAGCCATATGCCGCGCTTTGGCTACAGCAGGACTCTCGGGTGAGGAGCCGCTGACAATGATCCTTGCAGCCCAAGGACAGACACGTTCGAAAGCAGGTTCCTCGACGGGAACACTTCGCCGATCAACGGCCAATATCCGATCAAGGACTCTGGATGCACCAGGAGCGGGGAAACGCCAGTGGCAAGCGAAGCAATGTCTGCATCAGATAGGGCTGCTCCCCATATGGCCGCTTCCGCAATTTGCGCCGTATTGAGCGCGTTATTTTGCAGCGCGGCGCTATCGATGACGCCGACAGAGAACCTATCAACCGATGTTGGGGTTCCAGATATGGACGACGTGACCTTTGCGCCACCATCGAGAAAAATCGCTTGCTCGGGTGCGGACGTAAATCGGCCGCAGATATGGGACCATACCCCAGCCGTGACGCTTCCGCCTCCGTTTGTCACGGCAAATCCGCCGTCCGTCCCAAGGAGCGCGTAAGGAAGCCCGGTATTGCCTATACCGATACTGTACTGTCGGCGGAACGTCTGAGTTGCAGCCGAGCTAAACAGGCCTATCAATGACGGGCCGTAGCCGATAGACGGCAGCATGGCGCGACATGCCATCGTAATTGGCGGGCCAGCCGCAAGCGACCCAGCGTATCGCAGAAAATTCGACGTGCTCCACCCGGTGACTGCCAAATCAAGTCTCCCGAACGGTCACGGCAATAACCTGCGCATCGCCAGCGGCATTGTCGTTTGCAACGTCGCGGCGGACACGAAGGCGGAAAAGCTCACCGGCAAGCAGCCCGTCAATCTCACTGTTTGAGAATGCGACAGAGAGAGACAGGATTTGCCCAGATGTGCCGGGGACTGCCGTTGCAGTGATCGTCTTCGCTGTGGCAAAACTGTCGCCGTCAAGATCCAGGTTCGATGCGTCGATGCGTTCGAACGCCACATCGAACCCAACCGTTCCGGTCGTAGCGCTTGCCATCATCACATGAACCGATACGGTCAATCCGCCACCTGCGTAGTGCGGAGGAAGCTGGCCAGTGAAAATTGCGGCCCATTGCGTTGTCGTGTCGAATGCCAAATACGGATGGCCATTCCTCACCCCAAACACCGCATAGTTGGTGGATGGAGGCTCGTTGTTAGCCGGGCGGAACACCACGAGCGGCTTTCCAATCACAGACGTGACGGAAGACCCAAGCTTGGCATACGACACAGCACCATCAGCGATTTTCGGCGTGGTGGCGGCACCGTCAGCAATCTTGGCGGTCTCGACGGCGCTATTGGCAAGCTTAGCGGGCGTGACTGTCGCGTCGCCTGGGACCAGCAGACTTGCCGTGGTGGCGATCACCCACGTATTGATCTCAACGCCATTAGCCGGGGCCGAAGCCAGCGTAAGCGTGGTGTCGGAAACGGTGTAGTCAGTTGTCGGCTTTTGCAGGACACCGCCGATCTCGACCAGAATATTCGACACCACAGCCGGAGCGACGTTCAGGGTGAACGCAGTTTGCGCGCCTGTTCCTACGAACGACTTGGTATTGATGTTCAAGGATGAGTTGGTTGCAGCCGCCCAAGCGGAGCCTTGGTACACCATCATCATTTTCGATGTGGTGTTGAAATACAGGTCGCCCTCAAGGAACGCCCCGCCATCATGCCGCGTTGCCGGCTCCGTGGCGGATGGGCCGTAATACACATCCCCGAAATTCTCGACGGAATCGATATTGTTCGCGACCGCAACCACTTCGGCCATATGCGCGAAAATGGCTGAAATCTCGGTGAGCATCCCAGCGACATCATCAATGTTGTCCGCGCTGGCGGCCACACGGATGATATTGACGACAAGCTGCTCAAGCATCGACGCATCGGCAGACACGGGGATTTTGATCGAGCGCGCGACTTCTTCCGCCAACTGCTGGTCACGCTGCGTTGCGAGATCAAGCGCGGCTTCCACGTCCTCAGCGTTGTATGCGCCCTGGTTCTGTAGATCGAGGCCTTGCGTGAACGGAACGTTGAGCAGCAACGTCACCTGCTCACCGGACGCGGGAGGCGTCAGGATCGTAACCTGCCCGCCGCTCGGGTTGCTGACGCCTGACACGGTGTAGTCAGTCGATAGCGTCAGGACTGTCTCAACGCCAGTCGCAACGTCGCTCAGGACCACCTTGACGTGCGCGGAACTGCTGATCTGGAAATCATAGTCGAACGCCGTGGTGACGCCGTTTCCGTTGTACGGGCCTGACCTGTTGACATCGCTTGCAATTGTCATCGCATAACCTTTGGATTTCCGCGCACCATATTCCGAAAAGGTTGCGGCGCTTTACTTGCCCTTGCCCATCTTGCCGATCAGGTATTCGAGCGGCGACACATCTTCGCCTTCCGACTGACGCCATGCGGCATCTACGGCGCGGTTGATCTGCGTCGACGGCAGGCCGGTGGCCAGACCAGTGGCGTTGATGATCGCCTTGACATCCGTCTTGCTGACCTCCTCTCCCGTGAACGCGCTACCAACGACCTTGACCACGCCAGCAGCCCCCTTGACAGCATCGCCCACAGCCGAGCCATACGCGCCGCCGCTGCCAAACCCCTCAAGCGCCGATCCAGCATCGCGAACGCCGGGGATCGTGGACATCACGGCAAGGCCGGTTTTCTTTGCCAGCCACGCCAGCCAGTTTTCGTCATCGTCGTCCCCGCCAGGCAATTGCCCCTTGATAGCCGCTGTCAACACAGCCTCGACTGAGAACAGGAACACCATATCGAGTGACCACGACAGGGCCTCAGCCGCCGACTTTGCAGATACGCCCTCCTCCCTGATCGTGCGGCCGGCCTTAGCCGAACGCTCATATGCCGCGTTGAACTTGGCGAACATGTAGCTTCCGAGCGTGGTGAACAGCCGCACAACATCGTTCTGCCGAGCCGTGCGAGACACCGAGCCTCGCTCGATAGCCGAGCGATCCGAAAACAGGCCAGACGCTTGGGCGCGCTTCACCACGTCGTCAGCGTGGGCAATTGCCTTTTCCTCGTCGTTGCCAAACTTGCGCAATCCCTGCTCATAGCCAGCAATCCACGTCGGAACGTCCACCGTGTAAAACTGCACCTTAGTCATAAGCCAGAACGACAGCGGGCCGATGATCTCAGATTTGATTTCGCCCCAGCGCGAGGCGACCGGCCCCATTTTGGGATCGTTGTAGAAGTCGTAAATATCCTTGTTGAACGTGGTCTGGCGCGAAGCCATGAACGCTGACTTTGCCGCAATTTCGTTCGCGGTGCCAACCGGGTTCACAACCGTCTTGGCCACCCCGCGCGCAAGGTTCTTCTTACCGACCACAACCGCCGACTGCGGCAGGCTGGTAAGCTGCATCGCCACAGTCACAAGGTTGAACGCCAGTTTTGCGGCGGTGAAGTTCGACTTGAGAGTGCGTGCCGTGAGGTTCGCGATATCGGCAGACTTCAACTCGCCTTCCGCCACGTCCTTGAGCCAGATTTCAAGAGCGTCGAAATCTGCGGTCTTGCCCGACTCTATAAAGGCGTTTCGAGTGCGCCCGTCTTGAAGGATGCGCCATGCATTGGAAACCGGCTCACTCAGTTCCAGGTCATAGATCACCTGATTGACGTGGCGGTGCAGAACCGACATATCGAGTTCGATATCCCGTCCAGACGACTGGGCGCGAGCCTCAAGGTGTCCGCGCTTGGTCTGCGCCTTGCCGAACCTGCCGGCCTGTAGCGCTTGCGCCACGTCCTGAGCTTGATCGTCACGAGCGAGCGAGGACAGTCGCGGATCGTACTTGAGCGGGTAGTAGCCGCCGCGCAGCGTCATCCCGGCAATGGTGACGGGCGACGGATCGACCCAAGCCGGCTCTACGCCAGTGGTGCGGCGCTCGCGTGCGGCGATATCGGCCTTGAACGACCCAACGTAATCCCACACCGACTGCACGAAACGGGCGTCTCGTTCATCAAGCGTCGTAAGGATCGCGGCCACCTGCGCCTCAGTCAGCGCGCCGCGCACCTTCGGGTCTGTCAGGCGCGAGTAGTTGCCTTCATTACCAGTATTGAGCGCGACGGCGATACGCTCCCACTTGGACAGAGCAAAGCCGAGATCGGGCATGTGCTCTCGCACCGACATGCGGCGGCGCTCGTCTTTGGTGTAGACCTCATAGAGCTTTGCCAGATCGTCTGCCGCCTGCTTCTTGCGCGTGATAAGGCGGTTCATCGCAGAGTCAATCGGAGCCTTGATGTTCCGGTACGCCGGGCCGCCGTCCTTGAACCCGTCGATCTCCCTCAGCAAAGTCGTAGCGTTAAGCACCAAGTCGAAGAACTTGCGGACGTTGTTGCGCACCACCTCGCCGCCAGTGTTGACGCGGCCGGGAGGGCGCTTTGGCATGTTGGCGTCAAACGCCTCGACAATGCTTTCGACCGACTCATCGAGATCGCGCTGCTGCTGCGCATCAATGAGCTTGTCCCAGCGCAAGGCGACATGTTCGAGGTTCTTGAGACTGTCGATCACGCCGCGAAGCTGCTCGACAGGAAGCGTCTTGTATGGCGAACGGCCGGCCTCACGCATGACGTTCTCAGGGATTGCAAGCTCGTTCTCGCGCCCCGCCGCTTTCATCTGCTCGATAAATGCCAGAAGCTTGCCGCGCCTATCCTCAGCCCTGCCGCTCATCTTGCGGAAGTCGTAGCGATCAAGGATTTCGTCAATCGCGCCCAGGTAATCGACCTGTGCATTGTCGCGCCGGCCAGCCCCAGCGATCTTTTCTCGGGTCGATGTCTTCCCAAGCCGCGCTACGAACCGCTCCGCCTTCTCGACCTCATCGGCGACGTTGCGCGCCTCCATGTAGAGGGCATGGTTGAGCAGTTGCCGGCGCTTCGCGTCCACAAGCTTGGTAACGAGATCGTTGTAGCCGAGCGACGTGGCAGTGCGCTCGCCACCGGGGATAGTGTACTGCTGCCCCGACTTCGAGGTGCGCGTCTGCGGATTGGTCGTGTAAGTCGTCTGCGTTGTGTCGAAACGAGCGTTGTAGGCGTCAATCGCCGTCGCCACGGTATCAGGTGCCACCTTCCCACCGGACGCCCGCCTAGCCTGCGTTTCCACGCGACGGCGAGCAGACGCCAGCCACACCTTATCCAGAGCCACTTGCGCGCCCAGGCTCGCAGCCTCCTCAGCCGCCTTGCGCTCGGCAGCGAGGAACCGGTTCGCATTCATGGCATCGCGCGTTTTCATGCGGGCGATGGACAGGCGCGCTGCTGCGCGGGCCTCCTTTGCCGTCATGGCATTGCCAGTTCCAGCGACTTCGACCATGGCTTTCAGTTCGGCCGCAATCCACTCGCCGCGCTTTGACGTGTGGATGGCATCGAGCGCATGCACCTCAACTGTGCCGTCATTTAGCACGTCACCATGGCGTTCGCGCATAATCTTGTCGGTTTCGGCCTCGATAGCCTCACTGCGCTTGGGCGCTCGTTCCAGCGCCTTCACCAGTTCATCGCCAGAGCCGAACCCGAACCACCCAGCAGCGTCATCAGGATCAAGGCCACCCTCGACCGCATAGACCGTCTGCTTGCCACGCGGCAGGGTTTCGAGCACACCGGGACCGTAGCGCTCAACAAGGACATCCTTGCTCAACCGCATATCGGGCAGCGCTTCCGGTTGGCCGTCGCCGAGCCAGCGGCGATTGCCCATCCACTCCCAGGCGCGATATGCCGGATAGGCGTTAATCTGGCGCTCGACTTCGGCGCGAACTTTCTCGCGTTCCTCTCTGAATGCCCTTTCCTGTTCACGCTTTATCGGAGCCATGACCTCGCGCAGCAACCGCGCCTTGGCGTCATCCTCAGCTTGGGCGCGCAGTTCGCGAAACTTGGCGAACTCTTCATCCGTCAACCCCATCTGTTCAGCCGTCGCGAAGATCGGTCCAGCGTCGGAAATATCGGCCTTGGCCTTGGCGATCTCCGCATCGCTTGCGAGCATGCGGTCAAACACCGCCCGCACCTCAGGCGATAGGCTGACGTTGAGCCGCGCGAGTTTCTGGTAGATGGAAATCAGCCATGCCCGGAATTTCTCGAATGCGCCGCGAAGGCTGGCATTCGGCGACTTCCCTTCCATCAGGTAGGCTTCAAATCCACGCGCAAACTGCTCGTGCATACCCACGTCAATAGCCGCGTCTTTGGCAGAGCTGCCCGTGGTGCCGGCGTCGAGCGCAAGCTTCACATCGTCGGCCGTGATCTCAGTGCCCGTGACCGACTTGCCATCGCGCGCCACATCAGCGGCGTTCTCGCGCCACCAGTCTTTAAGCGCAAGCATGTCACCTTGCGCCTCGATCTCGCCCCTTCCGGCCAGATCGCGAAGCACTTGCAAGAAATAGTGCCCGCTTTCGTGGAGCGTCGTGGAAAGGTCTGCCGACTGAAACAAGTTGATGATCGTGTCGCCGTTGCCAACTCCGCCGCCCGGAAACTGAATAGAGCCGCGCGGGTTTTCTGGCGCTTGGAACATAATACGCGGATCGTTCGGATCGAACGCGCCGTTGTTGTTTACGGATTTGATTTGCGTGGGATCGAAGGCGACGAACTGATCCGAGACAACGCCCATCTGCGGGCTATCTTCCAGATTGCGTAAGATCAGGCCATCGTTACCGGCCGACCTAGCCTCGTCGATAATGGTGTCTAGATCGCGCTCAGTCGATAGCCGCCCGCCGCCGAAATCCACCACCATCGGATTTTGGATTGATAGATAGGCTTCAACAATATTCACACCCTCAGCGTCATCGGCTTGGAGGGCATTAGTTTCATGCTCCTCCCACGCTGCCATCGCCTGCTCGTAGGCATTCCAATCGCCGGTTCTTTGCGCGACCTTTTCTAGCCGAGTAACTTCTTTCTGGAGGCGGGCGCTTTCATGCTCATATGCCGCAACATTGGCAACAACGCGCTTCCCAGCGTGCGCCGCATACTGGGAAGCGACCTCGCGGCTGCTCGTAAAAAAGAACGCCTTTGTCGCGCCGGCATTAGCGCCGGTTGAGGCTCCGCCCCTAGATATGTCGAAAGCATCGATCTGCTGGTTCGTCCCGTGGTAAACCACCAGCGGCTTGCCGCTCTCATCGACAACCTTGCTATCACCAAACCACTTTCTGAACGCAGGAGTTTGCGTTACATCGCCGCCGACCTGCCCATAGCTCGCCTGCGCCTCCTGATCTGCCGCAATAGCCGCCTTGATCTCAGCGTCACTGTCATCGAGGGACTTGCCCAAACTAGAAAGATACGCCTCGATCTGATCGAGCGCATCAGCCTCAGCGGACGGCTTGTCGTTTACCGAATATTCCGGCTGGCCACGCAACTCCAGGTCAATAGCAGCCCATAGGGCGCGCGTGATATCTGGCGTCTCCGTGCCGTTGCGCTGCGCTTCCTGCCACGCCAGCACGGCTGGATCGTTCGCCATATATCCAGCTTCGATGGCCGCGCGCGCCACGTCGTCAATGCCATGGCCGGCGCTTTTCGCGCCGCCAAGCATATCGGCCATGCCCGACACAACGCCCTTGCGCGCGAGTTTAAGCGTCTTCTTACCGCGACCGCGCCTGATGACTTCAGCATCGCGCGCCTTCAATTCGCCGCCAGGATCAAGAATCCCACCGCGATCAGAAATGAATTCGAGCAGCGTCTTGCGCGTGTCAGGGCCGGCCGTCTTGCGCTGGCGAGCTTCGGCGAGCACGCGGTCAATCGAACCCACGTCCTTAAGCTGCATGCCATCAGGAATCGCGCCACGCACTTGAGGGAGCGGATACGTCTTCATGAACTCGTCAACGCCCATTCCAGAGCGTTCAGCCATCACCCGGTAGAACGCCGGATACAGCAGCGCCTCAGTCGTCGCCACCTCAGTTGATCTCCCGGCAGTGCGCAGCCGCGAAACCATCGTGTCATAAATTTCCTGCTCGAATGTGCGTAGCCCTTCTTCTTCAAGGCGCAACCGTTCGGCGAGGTCATAGGCCTCCTGCTGCGCTTCTTGGGCCTTGGCGTTGAACTCCTTCGCCTCAGTCGCCGTCATTTGATCGGGATCGAACTTCATGTTCTCGATCAGAAACGCATCGTGCTCAGAGCCGGCGATCTTGGCTGCATAGGTCGCGGTCGGGATTTGCAGATCGCCGCCACCAGCCAGCGCAACGTCGAGATCGTCGCGCGTCACGCCGTCAAGCTGATCGATCAGCGCGTAAGGATCGACGCCAATGCCCTGGAAATAACCGACAAACGCATCAGCCGGGACATAGACGTTCTCGACCGGGCCGTTAGCCGTCGCGGCTGCGACAAACTCGCGGAACTTCTCAGGAAGGCGTTCGCGCAGTTTTGATCCTTGCGCTTCACCTGATAGCGCCTCAAACATCGCCTTGCGTTCAGTCGCAGCCTTGGCCTCGCCAATCCTGCGCATAACGCTTTCGCCGCTCATCGACGCCACTTCAAGAGGGGCGGTGACAAATTCGGCCAGCCCCTCAATGATGATATCGCTGAGGTTCAGCTTTTGGCCTGACGCCAATTGGCCTCCAGCCTCTCCGGCCGCGCCCATGAACGCCTGCGCAAACGACTGCAACACAAGATTGCCAGCCGGCGACTTGGCCAGTGTCTTGCCAGCCACGCCACCAGAAAGCCCATCCATGAGCCCGATAATCAGGCCGCGCGTTGCCCCGCGATCATTCGCTTCCTTCATCAGGACCGGATCATTGATGACGCGCATAGCGCCTTCTGGCGTCGAAATGTCGATGCCCTTCTCGCGGAAGAAGTCGGCCGGCGTCGTTCCCATTTCGAGCACAGCCGAATTGCCGCCCATGAACACAGCGCCGGCCATGGGTGAGCGAGTCGCCAACGTAACAGCGCCGGCCGCCGCCAAAGACGGTGCGCTCTCAACCGACGTTTCGGCAAGAAACGCCGCGAACCCGGCAGGGTCGGAGGCGACATCGTTGATGAACTTCTGGAACTGCTGACCGAGATCGCCATCGCCAGAACCGGCTTGCAGTTTCTTGCGGAACGCATCGGCAGGCGGAGACATCGGAATCGCGCTGATCTGGTTCGCGATCTTTCCGGCTTGCTGCTGATATGCGGCGGCGATCTGCTTTTCGTCGCGCCCGAGCAGGCTCGACAACTGCGCAGTCAGAAACCGCGACGTGGCCCAGTAGAGATCATCAGGGCCTGCGAGCAGCTTCTTGCCGACAACAGCGCCGTCCTGCCCCTTGAACGACATCTGGTCAGACAGGATATCGCCAAACGAGGACGACTGGTCTCCAGCACGCTGCGCCGCGCCGTTTGCCATGAATTGGCTATAGGACTGCGGCACACGCTGCACGCCGCGCGATAATGCGTTCCCGCTGGCCTTGAATGCCGTCTCCCACCAAGACAGACCTTGCAGATCGTCGGCCGCCACTGCGGCATTCGTCGGGCTGCGCAGCCATTCGGCGAGCATCGGCGATGAACTGAGGATAGTGCTGTTGCGTTCGCGCTCTACCGCCTGCTGGAAAAGAGGTCGATATTCCTTGACCAGAGGAAGCGGCGGAATGGGGTTTCCAGTCGCCTTTCCAAACTCGCTGGCAAGCGTCAGATCGCCAGCGACAACATCGGGGGCGTCCTCTCGCGCGCCGAGCACGACTTGCGCAGCGCCGACGTTCTGCTGCTGCTGCTTTGATCTCCAGGCGGCGTAATCGGCAAGCGTGTCCATCGTTTCCGTGGCGTCCTTTATCGGTTGAGGATGAAGCGCTCGTATTCCGAGACGACTTCTTCACTGCTCGGCTTTCGCCCGAGGTCGCGTTCCAACTGGTTTGCGATGCCACGGCGCAGGTCTACAGGGATATCCTCGTACTTGACTGCCACATCAACGGTTTCCGTATCGGAACGAGAACCAGCTTCAAACAGGAATTTTCCATCCTTCGACGTTCCGCCGTCTCCGAAGATGCTCCATGCATTCCATGCATTCGGGTCCTTGATGACGATAGGGAGCAGCAGGCGGTTAGTCATCTGCTGGATTTCCAACTGGTTCGGGTTGCGCCCGTCATTCAGGCGTTTAAACTCCTCCATCTGCGAGGCTAGCGCGGTCTGGAACGCAGCAATGCGCTTGGCAGCATCATCCCGCTTCGATCCGTCCTTGCCGACCGTTGTAATGCCCACTGCGGCGAGTTGGTCTGACGCCTGAGAGAATGCAGACGTGAGCGCAAGACCGTCCTCCTTGGCCTTGCGCTGATCGGTCAAGGCCGTCTGCCGCCAGCCGGAGACCGCTTTGAAATCCGCATCGCTCAAAACGTTCTTGTAATCGAGCAGGTTGAGCTTGGAGAACTCGTTCGGGTCGGTTGCATACTTGGTTTGCAGATCGTAGAGAACCGTCGCGTCAGTGCTGACTTTCTCGCCAGACGACCGCTTTTCCCAGTACGTCATCAGACTCGACATGCCCTCCATGCCGATAGCCGTCGTCACCTCAGCCGGAAGCTTGAACGGGCTGATATTCTGAGTTTCGATCAGGTTGAAGGCCTGTGCCATATACGCTTCACGTTGGGCCTTCTGCGCCTTCTGCGCCGCGTCGATGTTTGCGTTGATCGCCTTGCGCGTCATGTCGCGCTCGGTCGGATCGGAGATGGTCGAAAGGTACGTCTCGATATCGGTGAACTGCGGAGAGGTGGCTGCGCTCGACGCCGGCACGCTATTCATTCCACGAATCATTGCTGCCTCTTGGGCGCGTCGATTGGCGTTGATGCCATCGTTATGACCGCTCAACCCTTCAACTGCCGTAGCAATCGCGCCGATATCGCCGCCGCGTACGGCGTCTGCGACATTCCGGGGGAGCGACCCATAGTTATAGGCGACCGACGCCAGCGCAGCCCGAGCCGAGTTTGGCAGCTTTGCCCACGCGTCGACACCAACAGTCTTGACGATACCGGGCACGAACTCGGTGTTGATCCGCCGCGCGAGATCGCGTTCTGCGTCTTCTCGCGTGATGGTCATGTCTTGCGTCACCTTGACCACGGTACCGTCAGCTTTGGTGATCGTGTCCGAACCATAGCCGACGCGATAGGCGTTCACGTCCCAGTATGGCGTCGTCTTGAAGCCTTCGAACCCACGGATCACGCCGGCAGCATCGCCGGCCGGAACGGCGGCAGTGGCGCGCTGCTGCAAGAACGTGTCGGTGTATTGCTTCACGCGCTCGTTCATGATCGGCACTTTGAGCGCTTCATCGATCTTGGCCTGGTGCGGGCCAGTGAACTCGCTCTTATGCTCATCGAAATATGACTTGGCCTTGAGCGGATCGTCATTGAGCAGCCGGCTTACAATGCCCATGCGAACGGTCGAGACATACTCAGCCTCTCGATTGCGCGTCGTGTCAGCGTCCCAGCCAAGCATCTGCGCTTGCTGGCGGATTTCGGCGATTCCGGCAGACAGGTTGACGTCAACGCGCTTGGGGGACTGGTAAGCAGCAATGGCGTCCTCAGAAAACGTATCGAGCCGCGCCGACGAGGAGTCTTTGAACCATTGCTTGCGCGCGTTCGCGGTGTGAACGATGCCTTGCTCGAATGCCGATGTGACACGAGACTGCGAAGCAGCCTGATACTTCGAAGCCGCACCGCCCTTCAAATCAGCCCCAAACGCGAGCCGCTGTTCTTCGGCCTGCTTTTCGAAATCGGAACGCGCATCAACTGCCGCCTTTCCTTCGAGCGTCATGAACCCGCCCTGCCCGTACATACGCTCGCGCAGCCAGGCGGCATAGTTGTTGTCCGCCTCCTTGGCGCGCATCGCGTCTTCGAGGTCCTGCACCTGCCGGATCGAGTCGGACAGTGACGACATGCCTTGAGCGGCAGACTTCAAGCCGCCGCCAATAGCCGCGCCGAAATCATTGGGCGAGGCTTGGACAGAGACGCCCTGCTGGAAGATCGGACGCTGAGCAACGTTCTGTTCGTAGAGAGGGACGCGCGGCATTCTTCACCTCACGCGAAAGCGCCAATGGATGGGGTCTTCTGGCTTTTGTACGCCTTTCCGACGCCGCCGAGGATCGTTCCGAATGCGTCGAGATACCCCGCCGTTTTCGTCGTCTCGGCGTTGTAGTTCGAAAGCTGCGCCTGGGCGCGCTGGTTGACCGCTTGCACCTGATAGTCATAGCTCTCGCGATAGGCGTTGCTGCGGATCGTCAGCGCATCCATCTCCCCGAGCACGGCTGTATCGACAATCGTATCGAGTGGCGATCCGAAACTGATATCCACGCCATTTGCTGCAGCCGCCGCCGTCTGCTGTCCACGGATTTGCGCGACCTGCTGGCGCTTGCGCTGCTCCTCGATTGCTCCGCGCTCGATGGCATCTTTCGCGCGACGATCCGAGAGAGTCGCGTTCATTTCGGCAACCTTGGCGTTGTATTTCTGCGCTTCAGACGCAGCGTTCGCCTGATAGATAGACCCAATCCCGCCAACAATCGTGGAGCCTATCGCCAAGGCCATGGTCAATTCACACATTACCTTGCCTCATTTCGAAGGAGCGGAACCTGTATCCGCGATATTCAATCGAGTTGGAGAGCTTGAACCCCAGCCATTCGAGCCAGCGAAGCGACATGGTGTTGCGCTCATCAACGAAATTGGTCAGGACCGGATAGCGCTCCAATAGTTGCGACCGACACACAACTGACCGGCGCAGGAACCCCATGGCGTTGCGCTCAATCTCGTCGGTCCCGAGCATCCACGGTGCACCGACACCAGCAAGGACGTTGATGTAGCCGACGCCGAACATGGCCTCAGGCACGCCGTCGATCATGACTGTCCACGCCTTGTCTGACTTGCGCAGCGAATAGATCAGCGCGCCAGACGGAGAGCGCCCGGAAGACGCCTTGACCTCATCAATATCGGCTTTCCGCATGCGCCGAGCCACTGTCCTGACATGCGCGGCTTGGGCCGGAACAATCTCGATCTTACCGGCCAATTGTCACATCCGGCGCAACTGCAAGGATCGTCATTGGCAGCGGATCGAACTGCTTGATCCAGATATTCCCGCCGCGCGACCAGTCGGTCATTGGCGTGATGTCGAGATCGCCAGTGTAAAGGCCGATAGCCTCATTCCACGCCTCGCCCTCTCGCTGCTTCCATTCGACCATCCAGTCACTATCGCGGTCGCCGTCGCGTGGCCCGACGAAAATGCCGCGCGTGCGCTCTACCCTCAGCATTGTGTTGGACACTGACTTGTTCCGGCCTTGTACCGCGCCAAGGCCGGCGACGTTTCCGAGATCGAGTTCGAGCGTTTGGAGCGCGGCAGTCATCGGAAGGCCGACATGCACCTTGCTTGCAGAGCGCGGAAGCGTGATCGATCCGCCGCTGCTGACCGTCAGGTCGCGCACCACGTTGCCGTCCGCCAAGGCTACGACCGCCTGCCCTTTCAGATGGCCAAGGCCACTCAGCGTCGTGACAGGCGATCCAGAATAGGACAGACCGCAATCGACAAAGAACGCATCCTCTACGGCGCTGAATGACCGAGTGTGCAGCCGCTCGATATAACGCTTGGTCCCGCCGTCAATAGTGCGCTTGACGATAAAGTAAGGCACGTCCTCGTTGCCTTCGGCGATAACCGCGACATGTTCGAAAACCGCGTTGTCATCCGGCCCGCTTTCGTGCCGCGTCCACGCCCACACCTCATGCTCCCTCACATAGGTGAGCGAGACGAGCGATCCATCGTCAAGGATCACCCACACGATGGAATACGGAGCCTGCGAGTATGCCCAAGACTTGATCGAGCGGTTTTCGAACATGTGCCGCGCCATGATCGTAAGATCATTCCCGACGAAGCTATCCTTCGCATACTCATAGCTGAAATCGCGGATCACACCGCCGCGCTCTTGGGCGAACAGCACAGTGTTCCCGACAACAAGAGGCTGCACAATTGATGTTCCGCGATACGATTGCGGCAACGCGACGATGTTTGAGGGAGTGAGCGCGTCTGACTGCGATCCGCCAGACACCACCCATTCAGCGCCCGAGGTCAACACCATCAGACCGCGCAACGGCAGCATCGCCCTGATCTGGTTTACTTGCCGGGCCTTTATTCGGAACGTGATCGCATCCGAGGCCTTCGAGGGGGACGCATAGCCGAAATTCTCATAGTTCGCTGACTGGGAAAGCCATACGGCTTGCGGCTCATTCGTGGAGGACGCAAAGGCCAGGCGTTGCTCCACGAACGTTGAGCAACGTGGATAATTTCCCGATCCGCTGAACGGGTTTCGAGCAGTCTGAGGGCCGTCAGCAAGATCAGCAACGATATTCTCATCATCGAAACTGAGTCCAGTGGTGCCGCCGATGTAGCCATAGACGCCATTGTCCTCCTTATAGACGATGTATCGACCAGCCCCGGTTGCAGCGCTCCAGGTAATACGGTTCTTGTTCCCGGCCGTGGCGAGGTTATTCGTTACACTGACAATAGACGACGGGAGGCTTTCTTCCCCGCTCACGTCGTCAACGGTGGATACCTGATATCGATACGTTGTCGATCCCGAACCGACCAATGCCGACGCGGCAACGCCAGTCGGGGCAACAGCCTTCGGAGCGAACGTCACGGTCGTGAGCGTCCAATTGTCATCGGCGAGACGCGCTAGCTTTCGAGGCGCGTAGAGGCGATGGGTGATGTACATCACATCGGCCTCTTGTGTGAACACAAGCTCAGACAGATCGGCCGTAGTGTACGGCGTCACTACTTCATACGGAGACCCGCCAGACAGGATAACGCCACCATCGCGAAACACACGAAAATATGTGTTCCCGAACTCAAGGATGTACGACTGAGCCGTGTTGAACTGAAACGGTATGAGGATCGTCGCAGCAGCGCTTGACTTGACCTCACGGATGAATTGCGTTCCGGCTCGGTTCGACGCCCCGCCATGCGGATGGATGAACAGGTTCACCGCCGTCTTGAGACCGGACGAGTATTTCGACAGGTCGATACGCGCCCACAGGGCTGGCGACAATTCCCCGGCAGTGAACGACGGCTGGAATGTGCGGAGGTCAGCCATCAGTCATCGGCCCTCAGCAATGACAGCTTTGCCCGCTCGATATCGTAGACGACATGGCCCCTGTCAGGATCAGAAAACGCAAGGTACTTTTCCCCGCATTTCGTGATGCCAACGATGACGACACGATCAAGCTTGCCAACCGCTGCGTTGAGGATGCGATCAGGGTCAAGCGGGAGTTTTGTTTCGCCGGGAAAGGAAATTACGTCAGCCACGAGCCTGCACCAGTTCGCTTTCGTGGTCGGAGGTTTCGCGCTGCTCGTTCGCGTCTGCCGCCTCAGCCGCGCCTTGCATCGAGACGGCCATCTTGAAAGCATCGGCGCGAACCTTCGGGTCTTTTGTCAAAGGCATCGCAAGGCGAACGGCGAGGTGCCATCCAAACGCTTCGATGAACATGGGCGGGAATCTCGTGGGGTCAGTCACGCGCCAGGTGTAGTGCAGCAGCGCTGGCGACAGGTCGCAGTAGAGCGACGTTCCCTCAAGCTCATACGGCCATCCAAGCTGCTGCTCGCCGTTCAGCAGCGACGGCATGGGCAGCGCGGCGTCAAAGGGCGGGCGAACGATCCGCACCTTGAGGCAGTCTGTCGGCTTGCGGTATGCGTGCGACCACAGTCCGTCCTTGTCGTTCGCGATCTCGGCGAGAGCAGCGGTCTTTCCGGCCCAGCGCCAAGGATAAGCTTGCAGCAGCAGATCGCGCGTATGCGTGAAGAACCGCGAACACTCGCGCGCCTCTGTGCTGCGTTCGCCTAGATCGTTGATCGTGCCCTTGCCGATATTGCCGAGCGCGAGATTGCAGATGAAAACGTCAGAGGACATGCGGGCGGCCCTTTCCGCCTAAGCATTACGCGCGGAATGGTTGCCGCAATGAAACGTCATCACGCACAGATGGGTTTAGGGCGTGGGTGGCAGAACGTTCATCCCCGCCCACACCGTCGAGAGCCCGACAATGCCGGGCGACAGTGGCAGTCCCTCGCTGCGATCCCCGCTCGATTGCACCAGTCCGGTCAGCGCCTCGGGCAGATCGCCGGACCAAATCACCCATGTGCCGGGGGCTGGGCTCGGCGGCGCGCCGGGGTCGAGCACGTTGCCGGCCTCGTCGGCAGTCGGCCGAGGCTTGTATAGGCGAGCACCGAGAGCGCCTGCGGGGGCAGCGTTGCGCCCTCGTCGTCGGGGATCAGTATCGATGCGAAACCAGCATCGTCCGTGGCCATCAGGAGATAATCGCGCATCATGCTGCCGCCATCAGTTGGCCTTTGGGATAGAGGGCGGCAAACGAGGCATCGTCCCACCCGCCCCGGAACGCCACCGCGATCCTGTGCATATAGCCGTAGCTGTTGTTGCCGGCGCTGTACCCCTGACCAAGGATCGACATTTTCGACATCGCCGGGAAATCGGTGGATAGGTCCGCTCCAGGATCGGCCTGCCCAACAATGCGCGCATTGCGATACCCAGAGGACACAGCAAATATCATCGTCACCCTGGACCCGGCTGTCGCAGCGCCAATGGTCGGCTCGGTCACATCGTAGACACCCGCCTTGCCGATCGCGTGCCTATAGTTGCCGGATTGGGTATAGATCACGAACCTGTTGCTGACCGACCCGTCATTAAGGTCAAAGACGACACGCGACGTGCTGCTATCCAGTGCCAGAGGCGTGAACTGGATAATCCCACCCACCCCACTGCCCAACCGGCCAGTCAGGTCATAGACCACCTGATCGCCGGAGACGGTGGCCACCGAATCTATCGGCGGGACGACAAGCGAGCCGGCATACAGGTTGGCGCAGCAGACATAGACATTGCCGCTGTTTCCGGCCAGGTTGTTGCGGATCGCGATGTTGCCGGAGCCTGGCGTCCCTCCGGTCGTCGTGGTGTACGGGATTGCCGTCCATGCAGTGTCCGTAACGGTTATGTCCGCAGTGCCGGTCGGCGGCGAGTTTGGCTCTTTAATCGACACGCGAACCGTTGTCGTGCCAGATTTTGCTCGGACCCACCACACCGTACCGTACACTGTCGTTGCTGCCAGCGTACCCGTATTAGTATTGTAAAACGCCGATGCGGACGCGATTGCACCGCCCGTCGAGCCGAACGAGACCTCATATGCATTGGTGCCGCCGAAAATGTCCGGGATCGCAGCCGGACCAACCTTTGCGGCTCCGGCGAACACCTTCCAGTCGGCATGCCCAAAATTCACCGGGTTGCTGATCAGCTGCGCCCGCGTCGGCACCACCTGTGCCCCAACACCATCCTGCCGCGCCAGCGTATTGGCGGCGATGGGCACGTAGATGCCCTGCGAGTTGAGCATATAGCGTGTCGAGGCCGCCGTGACCGTGGGGTCGGCATAGGCGCCATACCGCGCGTTGCGCACATAATCGACGCCCCAGTCCATCCCGGCCATCCAGCCGGGCACGCCCTCACCTGAGGTGGCTGTGCGCGTCATCTTGCGCGCAAGGCTTCTCGTCAATGCGCGAGCGAGGCCAGACATCAGTGCGAAAACCTGCGGACTTCTTTAAGCGTCGAGTAGACGCCGCTCGACGGAACAGCGGTCGAAATCGCCACGCGATACGAGCCAGCCGGAAGCTCAGCCAGGCACGAGCCGTTCGCCGTAAGTGTGGCGTCAGCGCCAACATCGAGTGCCGTAGTGCCATCAGGACCAAGCATTTGCAGCTTTGCAGTCGCTCCGTTCCAGCCGGCGCACGTCACCGCGAAACAGAACAAGCCGCCGCGCCGCAAAACCTCCCAGCCGGAGCGCGTTGCCGTTTCATTCGAGAGCAACGTCAGTTCGATATCGGGCAGCGACATTCAATCCTCACGGGAAATGATGCGAGGGCAGCGAACCGCCCTTCGCGATTAATCGGACGCCATCACCGCGCCGCCAGCGGTAGGAACCCAGTCGGGCTCAATGGCAGCGCCACCGGAAGCTCCGACCGACTTGGTGATGGTCTGCGGCGCAGGAGCGTCATCGAACGGCTGGACGGGTTTCACGCGCGTCAGCAGGTGCGAACTGATGATCGTGTCGGCCTCGCCAGCGTTCGCGACCTTGCTCCCACTGATCTGCTCAGCAAGCGCCTTGCGCTCCTTGGCGGGCAGATCGGGCCAGTTCTCGGGGATCGTCAGCCCGGCAGGCTGGGACGGCACAGGCGGATGCGCGCCGCCCACATTGCCGTCGCCGTCATGGTCGCCCTTGCCGCCGAAGCGATTCAGCCTGACCCACGAGCCAAGCGGGACGCCGGCTGGCCACATGAACCGAGTGTCGCCCTCGCGCAATTCGCCGCCGACATAGCCCCTGGTCAGCGCCGTGACGCTGACTGCGGTATCGAAAACCTGACGATCAGCCATTGGTCTGCCGCCCCATGACAACGCCCGCCGTGATCTTGCCCGCCGTGAAGTTGCCCGACCCGGTGACGGTGTACTTGAGGCGGATGTAGCGGTAGCGAATACCGTCGATCATCGCCCGCACGGGCACCTTGTAACCGACCGTCTTGAGGTCGGCGTTCGAGATCACGGCGATGGTGTCGGTACGGTCGGGCGTAATGGTCTCGGTGCTGTCCTGCTCGATGGCAATGGTCAGCGTCTCGTCGTCGGCGACACTATCGAAGGCCTCGACAACCTGAATCAGGATCGGGATGGGCTCGCCCTTTCCGATATCGCGAGTGATGCCAGTCGCGATAGGCCCGAGATCGATGGTGTTGGTTGATCCGGCCGTCGCAGTGATCGCCTGCGCGTCCGAAAAGATGTTCTGCTGATCGAAGATCATGTTGTTGCCTTCCGGGCGTTAGGCCGGCCACCGAAGCGGCAGGCCGAGTTGGCGGTTAGACGGCGACGGAGCCGACGGCCGATTCGGTGTTGAGGATCGCATCGGTCATGCGGATCGGGATATCGCGATACGTGCGGATCAACCGCCCCTCGACCTGCGTCTGGTTGAGCCCGGTGTAGTTCGGGTTCGCAGCGAGCAGGGCGCGGTCGGTGGACTGGGCGTCGAGGACCTCCATGACCTGACGGTTCATGTAGATCACCGTCTTGCCGCCCATCGCGCCGACGCCATAGACCTGATACAGGCGATAATACGCCTTGCGCAGCAGCGCCCACAGATCGACCGAGCCCGCCATCATGTCGGACACGTCGATGTTGGCGATACGGCAGTTGTACCGGAAATCCTTGACGAACGTGCCAATGTGCCACTCGAAAGCGGTCACCTTGGCGTAGAACGGAAGGTTGTTCGCGTCGAACACCTTCTCCTCGCCCTTGTCCATCACGGTCACGCCGGCCTTGGTGCCCTTGGGGTAGAGCAGCGAAGTCGCGTGGTCGGCCCAGGTCACGAACCAGATCGAGGTGTTGTCGGAGCCAGAGCCGCCGCCGTGGATCACCTGATTGGCGACATTCGGCTTGGCCGGGTTCGGGATGTTGCTGTTGTAGACACTAAAGCGCGCGGACAGACCCTTGAACTTCTCGGGCGAAGTGTCGGTGTTGTGGTAAAAGATGCCCGACGCCATCTCGAGGTTCATGGACTCGAGGAACGGCGCGCTATCGACCAGGCGCTGCTTGGCCGGATCGGGGGAGAGCTTGAGCAGGCGGGTGTCGATTTCCGAACGCGCTTCAAGGAAGCCCGTCGTATCGTCAACCTGCTGCATGGTCGCCTTGGACTGCGCAACGCCCTTGTAGAGGCGGCCCCAAGAGACGGTCGGATAGCCGGTGCGCAGGGTGTGCCGGTGAACGGCGTCCATGTTGCATTCGGTCGCGATAGCGTCATCGAGAATCGGGTTGTTCTGCTTGAGCAGTTCGATGACAGTGCCCTCAGCCGACGCCTTATAAGCGTCAATGAGGGTCGGGTAGCTGGAACCAATAGTTGCCATTTATAATCAGCCTTTCGGTGCGTCGTTCGGGAACAGAACGTGTGCGGGGTCGGCCGGCTTGCCGTTGCCGCCTGCACCGCCTGCGGTCGGTTTGTCTTCTCCGATCACGGCCCCGACCTTTGCCATGAAACGAATAAGCTCAGGATGGTTACCGCCACCACTCTTATTCAGATATTCGCGCAGCGCTGGCGTCCCGAGCTTGGAAACGGCGAGTTTTGCTGCGGCAGTAGTGGCGTCCCATTTCGCGCCGCCGATCTCAGCATCAGCCTTTGCGGTATCGGCCCACTTGTCGGGCGTGCCGTGCTCAGTGAAATAGGCATGTGCAAGGACCGACCACGAGCCTTCGGGCGACTTGGCGTATTCCTCGCCGCGCGCCTGCTGCACCTTGATGAACTCGCCAACAAGCTCCTGCACGTCGCCGTTCGTCAGCCCCTTGGCGGCGAACTTCGGAGAAAGCGCATCAAGCAGGCCCTGATCGACCTCGACTCCTTCGGGCATCGTAAGCGTGTACTTGCCATCAGCCGGCACCTGATTGGCCGGATCGTTCTTGTCATTGCCATTGTCGTCCGGCTTGGTCTTGTCATGCTCGGCCTTGGCCGCCGCGTTTTCCGCTTCCGACTTGTTCGGATCGGAAACGTACTCTTTCCAGTCGCCAGCGCTGGCGTCCTTGCCGGCCTTGTCGCCCTCACCTGCATCGGTCTTGCCGTTGCTTTCGTCCGGGAACAGCACGCTTGCAGGATCGGCGGCTTTGACGGCGGCGGCTGCATCAGCCCCCCCGTCGACCACGCCGCCGTCACCGCCAGCCGCGCCTTCGGGTGCCCACAACGGATGGGTCAGAAACGTCGAACCATTAAGCATCATCGTCTTCATCGTCGTTCTCCTTTGTTGATGCAGCGGCGCGATCCATCGCCTTCAATTCGGCAATGCGCAGCAGCAGGCTTGGATAGTGGCGCGGGTCAACCGCATCGATCTGCCCGAGCAGTTCAAGGCCGATATCGCGCCGACCGGCCTTGTAATTCGTGGCGTCGTTGTTGCCAGTGAACCCGGACTGATAGACCCCGCACCGTTCAAAGATATCGAACAGCACGCGCCGGCCTTCGTCAGTGTTCAGGATCGCCTCATAGGAGAGAGTCAGCTGATCGCGTTCAGTCATCACGAGAGACCGAGGTTCGAAAGGAGCCGCCCAGCGCCGCCGTTCTTGTCGGCCTCAGCCAGCACAGCAGCGGCTTCAGCGCCTTGCTTGGCGGCCGGGGCCATTGTCGCAGCCATCTGCGCCTGCTCGGCCTGACGCTGCCTCTTGGCGCGACTCTCGCGCACGCCCTGCACCTCGTCATCTGGAACGATCAGTGACGGATCAGCGCCGAGCATGTCGGCGTAAACGTCGATGGACTGGTCAGCATCAACCTTGTCCAGGACTTCGGGCTTGACCGCCGACAGGTTGCCCACGAATGCCCACAGGCGCTCAATTCCGCCAGTCGCGACGGCCTTCTGCGCTTGGGCAAGCATGCTGATATACTCGATCTTGAGTTCCTGATCCTGAATCTCGCGCGGCGGCTCAGGCAGCATGTTGTTGCGAGACATGATCGCGAACGTCCGATCAATTGTCGGTGCCAGCTGCCCATCATAGATGTTCTCAAGCACAGGGCCGAGCGCGAGCAGCTTTTCCTCCTTGCGCTCGGCGATCTCAAACTGATTGCGCGGCTGAATGCCTTCCATGTTGGCCAGCATCAGGAACAGGTCGGCATAGAACGACTGGCGAATGCGGTCGCGCGTCTCTCGAATGTCAGCCGACAGTTCGGCGAGGCTAAGATTGACCTCCATCGCAGGCCTGAAACCGCCGCTTGCAACGGTGGTGTCAGCATACGTTATCGCGCCCGGCAGGAGCGAAGCTGGGTTGTTTCGCATGCTGGTCGGCCCAGTCATCGGCGGGCGCACCTTCTTGTCAATGCCTTCCAGTTTCCGCGACTGCTCCTTTTGGAGCATCTTCACGTCGCTCAGGGCCACCATTCCAGGCGACGTGGAGTAATGGTCCTCCGCTGCGAGGTCCCACGCTGGGGAGATGATTGGGTTCTCATCGAATCCGCTTTCATCGAGCAACGCCTTACCAGACTGGCCATCCTCCCAGTAATTGGACAAGAACGGCTTGTTCCGCTTGTCGATCTTGCGTGGGTCGCGCTCAAGGCGCGGCTCGATTGCGTGCCAGATATCGAACGTTTCGTCATAGCGCGAATTGTCGTATGCCGTGCGGATGTGCTCGCTCAAATGCGGCCCATAGCCAAAACGGCTGACGATCCGCTGCACAGACCACCGGAAACAACGATAGAGCGTAGTCACACGCCCGCTGTCATCACGCGCAATCCAGTAGCGGCCGGGAGTGAGTTGCAGCATGCGAACGGTCGAGCGCACGTCATCGATCAGGATTCCTGCCGACTGCCCGAACAGACCCAGATGCCCATAGCCTTGGTGGAACGCATTGTAGATGTTCGAGGCTTGGAAAATCTCGCGCATGCGCGTCTCGACAAGCGAGACGTACTCCTTGACCGGGCCGAACTCCTTGAGATCGGGGTCAAGCGTCGTCAGCCTGAACCAAGGGCGAGCCGGCGACGTGATGCCAGAGTGCATGCCGGATTGCAGCGTGCGGAGCGCAAACGTGCCGGTACTGTCGATGATCTTGGCGCGCGAAACGGCTCGCTCATCATCCAGGCGCAGCCGCAAGTAAGTCGGCTCGATGAAATCGGCCAACTCCTGCCATTGCAGTTCCCACGGCTGGCGAACCTTTTTCAGTTCCTCAGCCCGGCGACGATGATATGAGATTTTGGTTTCGTTGCGCGCGGGCTGCATGCATCAGGCCCCGAGGAGCGTTTTCTTCTCAGTCGGCGCGAAACTCGTCACACCAGATCCTGAGGTCAGAACAGTGTCAGCGCCCGCCTTGATGCGATCCTGAGTGCGCCGGCCGACCGCATCGCGCACCGCAGCAGCGTCCGGGTACTTCATCTGCGCCTGCTCGGGAGGCAGTGTCGGAGCTTGCGGGGTTTGCTGGTTGAACAGGCACATGCCGACCTCATAGAAATATCGATGCAGACGCCGCGAACAGGATCAGCGCCGCAAACATCCACGAGCCGCATGTGGTGCGGATCGCGAATACGCAGCGGTCAAATTGCAAGCGGGTCATAATCGACCTGTACCTGCGAATGGTTGCCGCCATGAACAGCGTTCCGAGGTTTCTTGCCGACCGGTTCGGCGAATGTCAGCGCCAGCGCGTCTCCACGATTCGGCGACGGCAGGCCGCGATCCTTCATGTCCTCCTTGGCTTCAAGCTGGATTTTGCCGTCAAGGCGAGGCACCGTCTCAGGGCCGATGATATCCTGATAGAGTTCCTCATCCTTCGGATCGATAGCGCCGCCAGCCTTAAGCCAGCGCTTCATCTGCCCCCACATGTAGGCGCGCTGATTCAAGAACCCCTCATCGATCGACTTCCCAGAGAACCAGATCAGCCGCCACGCGCGGCCCATCACATCTCCTGCCGACTTGATGCCAGTGCCATAGCCAGCGTCGATGAACACCGCATCGGCCTGATATTCATCCTCAAACCGCGCAACCAGATTGGCGACATGCACGTCATTGTCGTTTCTCGGGATCGAGGCTAGCGACTTCGAATACAGTCCTTGGCGCAGCATGATTTCGAGCTTGTCGTCACCCGTCCATGCTGGATCGACGCCGATGATGACTGGCGCAAAGCCGTACTGACCCAGCTTGAGGTGAACCTTGCGGGCGTTGTCTGCATCGTCGGCGCTGATAAATTGCATGGCTGATTGGCTCGGAAATTGGCCGCGAACGCGGACCTTGACGAAATCGCTATCTTCCCCGTGGTCGGCGATCCATTGATCGATCTTCTTCTTGTTGGTCCCCTTGACCGTGCGGCTATCGATTTGCCGCGTCACCCAGCGATGACGATATCGCCGGAAACACTCGCGGAACCGACCGCTGTTCTGCGTCGGATTGCCGAACACGATCCAGATGATGACGGTCTTTTCGTCGGTCAGCGCGCCCTCTGCGACCTCCCACACCTTGTCTGCTATCTTGGACGCCTCATCGAACAGAAGCAGGATGATCTTGCCCTTGTTGTGCAGGCCGGCGAACGCTTCCGTGTTGTGCTCAGACCAGGTGACGAAATCCTGCCGCCACTTGTCGGCGCGCGCCTTGTCCTTGGACTTGATCGACATGGCGTTGATATCGAACCAGTGGCCGGTCAGGGACGTGCGAAACCACTTGCCAATTTCAGGCGCGGTCTTGGTCTGCATCTGCGGCGCGGTGTTAGCCGTCGTGACAATCATCGCGTCAGTCCAACAGGACATGGCCCAGTTCGAGAGCATGCCCATGCCAGCAGATTTGCCGATGCCATGGCCAGACGCGACCGCGATCTGCAATGGATCGTACCGGGTCTCAGGGCTGGCGAGATGCGACGAGATCAGGCGCATGATATCGCGCTGCCAATCACGGATTTCCTCACCGGCCAGTTCGCCATGCCCCCAGTCCCACGCTCGATCTGCCCAGCGCTCAGGGTCCCAATGGCATGACGCTGCAAGCTCGATGATCCTGTCGTTCGGATCGGCCTTGGCGGGGTCGGTCGGCCTAGTGGGAGCGCGCGTGATCATTCGCGTTTAAGCGCCCGCTCAAGGCGGTCACCCAAGGCGTCTAGGCCAGTGTGGTGCACAGTCTCTTGGAACGCATTGACGCGAACGTGCTTGCCGATGGTTTGGAGCACAGCAAGCGGAGTTTCGGTCCTGATCTTCTTCACACGACCGATGTGAACGCGGTTGTCGCCAGAGCCATCGAATAGCTCCTCGACCTCGATGCCAGTGACCATGCCCTTGCGCCATACTTCGGGCCAGTCATGCACCGGCAGGAGCGCGCCGTTCTCGTCATACAGATCGGCCCTGTCAGCTTCGGCCATTGCGACGAGTCGCTTGAGCACCCAGGTCGCATCAACCTTGATCTCTTCTTCGCGCGTAGCGAGGGCAACATCGACCGCCTCACGAATAGCAGCAATTGCTAGTAGCCTAGTTCCTTGAACTCTCGCGCCTTTTTCGCTGTATCCAGCACGAATTGCGGCCTGAGTTGCGTTCAGGTCCTTGAGGTATTCCGCGATGAAAAGACGCTGCTGTGGAGTGAGGCTCATGATGCCTCATTCGTTACCGCACGAATGGTTGCCGTTTTACACCATGATCGAGCAACTATCGTTTATCGGCGATATACGATGGATGTTTGGAAGGACGTTTCTAAGCGGACATTCTTTTTTATGGAATTGGTTGGATGGCTACATATAAAGCCGTCCATGCCTTTAAAGCCGGCCATTCAAGACGATTACTCAAAAAAATATGTCTCTTATAAACTATATTGTCAGTAGTTAAATATATGATTTTATTGAGAAATGTTGAGCAGATAGATTTATAAGGATGGGGGCAAAATCCTATTGTTCACCGACGTATGAACAATCGATCGAGATCGTTCAGACCTAGATTTGCAAGGGGATTTCTAAGCGCGTATGGTCAGCGTTGTGATTTTCGCAACGCAAGGATCAACGCGAATGAAGATCGACAAGAACGTCCCCATTTCCACCGGAGAGCCGGAAGGCACGTTCGATTTCCTCAATGACATGGAGGTTGGCGACAGCTTCCTCATCGACGCCACGAGTGAGATCAGCGAAGGCGCGACGCGTCGAGCCATCATGAACCAGACTAATCGAACTGGGCAGCGGTTCATGTCGCGCCGGGTACCGGGAACGGGTGGCGTCCGCTTTTGGAGAGTTGAATGAGCGAATTGAAGATCGAACAAGGCAAGCGCTACGTCACCAGGGAAGGCCAGGTGACCGGGCAGATGATTAAAACGGGGAATTTGGACCTCAATCTCATGGGGTACCCATTCATCGACCCGTTGACGAACCGCACCTACGCTGAGGATGGCGCATACCTCATGGGGCTGACGAACGATGAAGACATCGTGCGCGAGGCCGTCGAACCTGAAGACATCAACAGGCCGAAGACCGGAACAGAAGCCATCGACACTGCGTTCGGCGATGCGCCCGCAGGAGGTGCGCCCAAGCCAGACATGAGCGCATCAGAGCGCGCCGAGCTTCGTGATCGTTTCGCCATGGCGGCGCTGCCTTCGCTGCTTGCCACGGCCATGGAGCACAACAGAAACGGCAGCAGGTGGCCAATCACCCTCACCGAAGTCGCCGATAGGGCGTACCTGATGGCCGACTTAATGCTTGAGGAGCGCGCGAAATGACCACCTTCAAATCACAACTCCACCGGCTTGCCGGCCAGGATCGTACTGCGACCGTGCAAACGATGCTTGAGGTATTGTCGGAGCTTGGCGCACTCCGAGAAGCCAATGCGACAGCCCGCTATGACCATCGCGCGATTGGGGCGGGCCAAGCCGTGCGCGGACGGATCGCGGCCGAAATTGGGCTGCTTCTATTGAGCGCAGGAGCTATCGAGTTCACCGCCAAGCGTGGGAATTGGCTTTTTACCCTCGCAGATGATTTGCCGCCGCACATGGATGAGCTTTTGGGCTCTCTGTGGGTGGTTATGCCATCCGAACAGCCGCCGGCCGCCGCGCCCATCATCGAGCCGACCCGGCAGGATGATGCCAGCCAATCCACCCTCCCGCGCGATCCGACAAGCTTCGAGTGGACCGACGCCATGTATGAGGCATTCAACGCGATCCAGGCGCAGAAATCCCACCCATCCCCCGAGCAGTTGCTGGCGGCATGGCGAGCGCTGAACGCGGCGGCGAATATTGCCGAACAGCCCGAGCCGGGAACGACCTCAAAATAAAGCGGCCGGCGCGAGCCCGGCATGAAGGCGGAACAAGTTTACAAGGAGACCGAAGCGCTATGAGCATGACATCACGAGTCAGCGCGCTCAATCTGAATGATCCGTACACATTCGTTGTCGAGGAGCCGATCACCACCGACGACGGCATTGCCGCTACGGCTGGCGACATCATCACGAAATGGTTCTCGACAGCAGAACAGGGGCGCGAGTTCAGGATCATCGCCATGCACCAGATGAACGGATGCATTGCCTATGAAACCAGATTCGTCGGGTTTCAGCAGATCGAGGTTCGGCCGGCCCAGGAGCCGATTGGCTATGAGTGAGAATGTCGATTTCATCAACGACATTGCGGATGTGGTGCGAAAGCATTACCCGGACGCCAAAATGCCAGTTACCGATATCGCCGTCTACTTTGGCGCGGTGATCGCTGGCGCGCTGGCCAGCTATCCAGAGCCAGTTCGAGATCGAGCGGCCCGCGTTTTGGCGAAGCTGATCCGTTACCCAGATATGGCACTCAAGAGGTTCGGAAAATGACTCACGCTGAAAAGCTCGCCCGCACCCAGGCCATTACAGACTCCTTGCGAGAGATCGACACTGCCATCGGCGACGAGCCACCGACCGACCAAGCGTTGCGCATCATAGGCGCGATTAAGCGCCTGAGGGATAGTCAGCCGTCCGCAGTCGCATCTCTCAGCCGACGCGACTACATGGCCGAAGTCCAGGAGCGTGCCCGCGCCGCTTGGATGAAGCGTTGGCGCATGCGACCGCTTGGCGAGGGGGCGGCCACAGGCCCGCAATTCGACGCCGTTGCCGGGATCGACACGCCTCTAGGCCGGCTTAAGCTGGTCACATGGCGCAGACTGTGGAGCGGGGCGATCCACCAGGATCGTATCGTGTGGTGCGGCGAATATTACCTGAATGGCGATCCGATTACGGTTCGCGAGATCAAGGCCGCTGGACTGTCCCAGCGCCAGACCACCAGAAACAGAAAGAAAAAGGATCGTACCGAATGAAAACCATCATTGCGGCCCTGCTGGCGGCATGCGCCATTCTATCTGCGCCGGCATATGCGCGCGATTGCGGGCCGACGCTGAAGCCTGGGCCGGAATACAAGGGCCAGATCGAAATGCCTCCACCCCAGTACTGGGTTAAACCGGGGCGCGACTACAAGACGGTTTCCTGCGAGACACTGACGGAGCTTTACGGGGACACGACGAACGCCGACTGTCATCTGTCCGGGCGCTACCTCACCGAAGACGCCGCCGCTATCGATATCGTCCGCTGGATGGCGTTCGGCCTTAACCCAGGCGACGTGCTGATTTGCGGCGGCATTTCTGGCGTGAGCAAGACGATGGTGTTGATCCACGAATACGCTCACCGCGCCGGCTGGCAGCACGGCCAGCACTCGCGCCGGTACACCGTCAATGCATGGATGGCTGATCCGCGCGTTCCTGACTGGGCCAAGAAATGATGGGGAAACACTCGACATACGAGGCACTGATGATCTGGATCGCATGGCGTGAAGAGAGAACGCGAGCCGAGATCGCGGCGCAGCGTCAAGTGAAAGGAGAAAACGATAAATCGCACAACACCCAGTTGACAGGCTCATATAAGCCGGTTTAGTGTTGTGATTATCGAAACATGGAGCGCAGCAATGAGCCTCAAGACCAGCTACCCCACCGAAGCAGATGCCGCCGCCGATCTCGTCGCGCACGGCTTCACCAAGGGCGAACACTTCTACAAGAAACCGAGCGCGGACGGCTTTGGCTTCCCTATGACTGCGCTGGCGACGGTCGAGCGTAATGCCGTCGATCCGCAGTGGGGCAAGCCAGACTACTTCACCGTTGAATTTCACAATCATTGATCGAGCCGAGCGCGTCCACGCGGTGCGCTCCACTAAATCAACCACAAGGAGCAAAAATGTTCATCGCCAAAATCCAGCGTTACAGCAGCCGCGACGGCAACACCGATCTTCCCGAGATCGCTCTACCGTCGCACACTTGCGTCACGGGCAAGGAGGACTACTTCGCCCTCGCCTATGACGACACCCGCATGATCGTCGCCGTCATGCGCGAACTCGACAAGGCCCTTGGCAATGACAAGGATGAAAAGGGCCGCGAGATCGTTCTCATCTACCGTATCAAGAGCGTCGAGGATCGTTGACCGAGCCGGGCGCACCGATCCCCCTCCCCGGTGCGCCTCACCAGATCAACCCCAAGCCACGAGGAAAAATTGGGAATCAAGTTCGAGATCAAAAATCGCTGGGATTCGTTCGTGATGTTTACGGCCGAGATCGATGCGGATGACAACACGCCTATGAGCGTCAAGCTCGGACTGGCAGTGAAGGCGGCCTTGGCCGCAAAAGTGTCACTGAGCCGCGCGAACCTGAGCGACGCGAACCTGAGCGACGCGAACCTGAGCCGCGCGAACCTGATCGGCGCGAACCTGAGCGGCGG